CCCCCAATATGATAGTAGGACAGGAACCACAAGCTTTGCTCAGGCAGATCAACCTGAAGTGACGCAGACTGGTCAGTCTATGCCAGATTTCGTTGAGCCAGATGAGGGTATGGCTTCTAGGCGCAGATCGTCATCCCCGATCCAGAGCGCAGTGGATAGAGCGACAACCAAGTACGCTGACTATAATACCGCTGTTGAGGAAGAGTTTTTTGGCAACTTCTGGCCGAAGATGATGCAGGAGGTTGGAGGAACCGTATCTCCTGATAAGGTTAGGACTGCAAGCAAAAGAGCCTTGCGGGATGTTCAGAAGTTTGTTGCTGAAAACCCCAAGTATCAGGACTATTACGCTGAAGATATGAGAGCCGTAAGGTTGGCTCTATCTGAAGATTACGGTGACATCAGTGACGGCGATCTTCTTTTCTACCAAATGGCTAACGGTCTTAGCTCACCAGCGACATCTCTCCCTTCAAATGTTGGTGACGCTGTCAATGTATTCGATCTGTATAAGAAGGAAGGCAATCTAGAATCTATTGAGCTAGGCACAAGCCCTAAAGGTAATGTTGTAGTTGCAAGCTCACCATTCTCAATTTCAGGGACAACAGGGCCAACCAAGGCAAGGTCTCTAAAAGTTTTTGACAGGTTAATAGCAGAAAAGGGCGGAGCCGTTGAGGCTGTAGAGTTTTTGCGAGAAGGTGTCAGCCCTAAAGAGTTGCAGAAGTTTAACAGAGAGATGGGCTACAAGAGCAACGTGTCTGGTATGGGCGCTATAAAGTCTCTAGTCCAGCAGGCTACTGGTCAAAACGAAAGCATCCCAAGAATGTTTATCTTTGGCAAGAAGATAGGCGCATACACCCTGAATTTGACAGGCGACAGTAGATACACGACAATAGACGTTTGGGAATCAAGATTTATCCGTAGCTACTTTGACGGGCTTTTCCGTCAAAACACTGGACTCCCAGCCAACGTATCTGAAGATCAGTTGTTCCAAGACTTCTCCACGATGTTTAAGGAGGAGTATGACAAGGTCTCTGGGACAAAGGCAGACCCAGCCGCGCTACAAGCTATGCGTTGGTTCTATATGATCAATGCCGCAAAGCAGTCTGGCTATCAAGGAGCATCAACAAATGAAACAATCTCAGAACTCACCAATAAATACCTCACCAAAACTAGAAAAAGACGCAATGCAGGCAGGGCAGAAGGCGATGGAGCGACTGCTCAAGAAGTACGAGACCCAAGCCAAGCGAGAGAAGAAAGCCTCGACCAGCCGCTAGCCTCTCTCAATAAGCTCGACAGCCCAGAGATTCAGTCGGCTGTTGATGCGATGAATGAGATACCTGCGACAACAACAAATCCCGCCTATGGGACTAAAAGGTGGTCTAACATCAGACCCGTTATTGTTGAAGAAAACGGTCAGATGGTTGAGAAGAAAGGATACGGTGCGGCTGTAAATCATCTTATGGCGGTCTCTGAGCAGTCTGCTTGGACTGATGACGGGATGCAATATCCTGAAGGCCAGTCTATAGCTACAGACAGGAAGGCTATAATATTTATGGGTCTACCCGCTTCGGGGAAAAGTACCGTTGCAAACCCAATAGCGAGAGACTTGAGCGCAAGAATAGTTGATCCCGATCAGGCTAAAGAAGTATTTCCAGAGTTTGCTGATGGCGTTGGAGCAAATGCTGTTCATGAGGAGTCAAAAGTTCTATCCGATGCGTTGACACTTTTCGCTATGGACAAGGGCGAGAACCTTGTGATCCCCACCATTGGTCACGGCCAGAACAAGATAATGAGTCTTGCGTCTAGCCTGAAGGATCAAGGGTATACTGTCGAGCTTGTTAATGTAGAAGTAACTCCAGAAAACGCAATAGATAGGATGGTATCTAGATTTAATCGTACAGGGCGATTAATACCGCCTGATTATATTAACGCAATAATGGGTAAGCCTAAACAGGTTTACGATGCGATAAAGCAAGAGGACGTATTTAATGGCTACGCAGAAATCGACAACAACCCAGCCCTCGACCAACCGAGGATCGTCACAGAAAGCACAACAGAAGCCTTTGATGGGCGAGAAGGGCTTCGACTGGTTGGGATGGGACAGGGAGACGGACGAGGGGGCGCGACTGATGCAGGACAAGTCTTGGTTCAAGGAACTACAGGCCAAGATGCGGAATCAATAGATCAACCCTTAGCCTCTAGATCGACAAGTATTTCTGAGTTTATAAAGTCAAACCCTGAAGGCTTTACTGTTGATCCGAACACGTTTGAAACACCCACCGGGGTGGCTGTAGCTCCTATTAAGAACTTAGAGGTAAGAGTTCTACCCGAAGAAATTACCGATGACGTTATAGATCAGGCGGTTAGGAACTTTAAAGCGATGGCTGACACGCTAGACCAACCAGTGTACTTGGGAGGATGGTTCAGCAGTGAAGATGGATATTATTATCTTGACGGATCGATTACAGTAGACAGTGTAGAGGAAGCTCTGTATATTGCAGAAGCTGGAGATCAGTTAGGTATATTTGATCTTAATACATTTGAGGAGACACTCACCAATGAAGGCATCAGAAAGCTCAAAGAAAACGGAACTTATGACGATAAAGCCGCAGGCATCGCACGAAGAAATAAAGAAGAACTTGATCGCATATTTGGGGCGCAGGGGAATACAGGTCAAGCCCAGCAAGAAGGCGCAACAAGAGGCATAAATGTAGCTACAGACGGCAACACTAACTACGCCGATCTTATTGTATCTGGGCAGAAAAGATTTGAGACTAGAGATAGCGACTCATTACGCCCTTATGTCGGCAAGCGCGTTGGCATTATCGAAACAAAGCGGGGTCAGAAGGCACAGCTTGTAGGATACGCCACTGTTGGTGAGCCTGAAGTTGTCGGTCAATCCGAGTTCGATGCATCAAGAGAGCTTCACCTTGTTCCAGAGGGAAGCAAATTTGATATCAAGCAGGGTCAGAATAAATGGCTCTACGAGATGAAAGACCCCGAAAAACTCCCTCAGCCAATAGATGCCTCAAAGACTACAGGCATTGTTGCAAGAGACATACAGGGAATAACAGGCAGATCGGAAGCTCAAGAGTTCTTATCTAAAGGCTCCACGCCTAGAGATAACATCACCACCATTCCAGAAGAAGCTATCGAAGCGGTTGTCGAGAAGAACATTGTCGATGCCGAAGCGACTACAGCTACGTCAATACCTTTATACAGCGTCAAGGCAGAGCCTCGCGCCCAGTATGTTGCTCAGAACCCAGAGAAAGGCTCCAAGATTCTTGATGAGGGCATGTACTCTCGATCAAGATCGCCAGAGTATTCCCCTGAAGCTCAAGCAGAGATCGGTAGCCTAGTTAACTCCACCGCGCCCGACAAAACCGCCAGAGAAGTTTATCTGGAGGCGAGCAACCAAAGCTCTATTCGTGAGATGTTAACAAGGTTCAAGCAGAAAGCGATCAACAAGTACGCTCGACTAGAACAAGTCTACACCGACCCCAACCTTGGGTTTAGGGATGTTCTCGCTGACGCAAGCGCGATGGCGGCGGCATTATTTGCCGACAGGGCGCAAGGCGTTTCAAGCGCGGCCATCAAGGGTGGTGTCGTTACATATAATAACGGCATTACAAAAGTTGAGAAGTTTGTTCACAACGGCAAAGAGTATCGCGGCCTTATAGATGTTATGGCTCCTCTGGTTCAGAACAACTATAACGTAAACCTTGAGGAGTTAGCTCAAGCATACGCTGTTGCGGTTAGGTCTCAAAGGCTTGCGAAAGAGGGTAAAGAAACCCCTGCTGGCGCTAAGTCACTTGCAGTTCTTGAAGCCGAGATCGCCAAGTACACTAACCCAGAAACTGGTCAGCCAATCATTCAGGAATGGTACAGCGCGTGGCAAGCCTACAACGCCAAGACCATTCAGTTCCTTAGAGATACTGGCGTACTGGATGCTGAGACCGCGCAGGTTTGGGCTGATCAGTCTGACTATGTTCCTTTCTATCGTCAGTTAGAGGAAGAAGGTGGCAGTCAAATGCCTCCTGTGTTCACTGGCATGACGAGCGCGGCCAACTTTAAAGCACTGAAAGGAGGAGACACTGCTGTAAATGTCCCTCTTCTTGAAGCTGTCACCAGAAATCTAAATGCCGCCATTCATATGGGTATGAGGAACGTAGCCCAGCAACGTATTGTCAGAGACATGGTTAAGGTCGGCTTGGGATACGAAGTCAAAGGTGACATGAAGGCTCAAAATGTTATCGCATTCAGAGTCAACGGGAAAAACCGTAAGTTTTCTATAAGCGATCCTCTTATCTATGAGTCCATGCAGGGTATGGGGTCTGGCGAAATAGAAACGATTCTAACAAACATTGTCGGCGTACCATCTACTGTTCTTAGAGAGTTAATAACAAGAGACCCAGCATTCATGGTCGTCAACATGATGCGAGATACTCTATCTACGTTCGTAACAAGTGGGGCTAACTTTACCCCAGTAGTGGACACGCTAAAGAACTTTAATTCTGGCGCAGACCTTCTTGAGCAGTACGGTGTTGTTGGCGGCTATGACTTTGGCAATGACCCGAAAGACATATATGGTGAGTTCAGCAAGGAAGTAAAAAAGCGAAATGGGCTGGGAATTAACCCATTCGTTAGGATGTGGGACTTTCTTGGTCAGAAGACTACACAGTCTGATGCGGCAACAAGAAAATCTGTTTACGATGACGTTTTGGCGCGAACTGGTAACGAAGCAGAAGCGGCTTTTCAGGCTCTTGAGGTTATTAACTTCTCAAGAAGAGGGAGTAGCTCGCTAGCTCGCGTGGTTACAGCGGCAATTCCATTCCTTAATGCAAGATTCCAAGGCTTGGATGTTCTTTGGAGATCATCAAGAGGCCGATATAACGCCAACAAGGATAAGTCTAAGGCAGAGCAGACCCGTAACTTTATGTTCAGAGGCTTAATGCTAACAGGACTGTCTGCGGCATATTGGCTAATGGTCAGCGATGACGATCAGTACAAAGAGCGATCTGAGTTTGAGAGAGACAACAACTTTATCCTACCTAACCCCTTTAGCGATAAGTATCCGCTAATGCTACCAATCCCCTTTGAGGTTGGATTAATATTTAAGACTCTTCCTGAAAGAATACTGGGGGTAGCTAACAAGGAAACAAACTTTGTCGAAGACGTTCTTGGTCTTGAGGGTAGAGATAAGACAACGATGAAAGAAGCCGTTGACTCTACTGTCAGGGGAGTGACAAGCACCCTAGAGATTAATCCGTTGGGCGCACAGTTTGTTGCGCCAATCATCGAAGCGTCCCTGAACTACAACTTCTTTACAGGCAAGCCTGTGGAGTCTGTATTCATGAATGAAAACAACCTTGAAAAAGGATTCAGGCAGAGAGTAGGATCAAGTCAGATGGCTATTATGTTGGGTGAAAGCCTTAACATAAGCCCAATCAAGATAGACCATGTCATGCAAGGATACTCTGGGACTCTTGGAATTTATGCGTTAAATGCTCTTGATACGATACTGAGAACTCCCGACCTTCTTGGCGGGGACAATCCTCTGAAGGTTGAAGGTTCTGATCAGCTTGCATCTATGACTCTAGACAGAGCGCCATTCCTGAAAAGATTCTTAGGCTCTGAGTTTGGGCGTAAAAATATGGATGATTACTATGATATTCGGTCAGAAGTTAAGCGCACAGTAGGCACTCTCAACTCGCTTATTGGTGACGGAAAGGTAGATCAGTACCAGAAATACCTGAAGGGTAGAGAGCATATAGTTGGATTGGCAGGTAATGTTAACTACCTTGACGGTCTTCTGAAGACGAGCAGGAGGCAGATAGAAGCAATTCAAACGGCAGAAGATATCACGCCAGAGCGGAAAGCGGAAATCATTAGAGAGATCGAGCAAGCGAGGTCAGAATACTTGAAGCAAGTGCCAGTGTTGAAAGAGGCGCTTAATAGCCCAGCCAAGCTACCTGCTGTTGGTGGGCTATATAGGGACTAGATTAAACGATACGCTTTTTTAGCCATTCACTACTAATCTGGTTAATTAGCTTTTCATGCATGGCTTTGCGAGACTCGGTAACCTTTACTGGTGCTAGCAAGTTGTCATACACAACAACATAGCCTAGACCTGCGGTTGAGTTTTTGTCGTAAGCATTCCAGCACCTTTCCGTTAAAACTCTTTCTGACAGAAAGGGAGAAAGCTTTATCAGCTTTTTTATTGTCACTTCTTTGCCATACATTTTGGGATGGTTTTTCCCTCTGTATATGATTGTAAGATCAAATGTCTTCATCTGAATCCACCTCGTTTTTTATGAAACTATCGCCATCCCTCAGCACTAGCACTATGCATCCGCACGAAGAACAACCTAATGTAGTAACCTTTATCACCGCTTCCTCACCCTTGTCAAGCGGTTTTTCACAGTACAAGCAGTCCATGTTAACCCCAGACCTTCACTTTTTTACCACCCCAATACTCTACAGCGTGGTTTTCTTTGATCATTATGTCGCATATGTTTTCGTTATCCATTGTGAAGGGGATGCCCAGAACGCGCCCATATTTTCCCTTGCCATGAGATTCTACCCGTAACTTCTCCCCGCAAAGCTCTTTGAGACGCTCCTTAGCGGCAAGACCCAGCTTCTTTTCAGCGAGGTTTCTGGTTCGTGACTCAGGGGTGTCGATGCCTACAAGCCTTACTCTGGATTTGCGTATCCACACGTTAAAACCAAGGTCTATATCGACATCAATAGTATCTCCATCGATTACCCTGACTAACGTGCAGTTATAGAAATGTGGTTTCATGCCTTCTGTCCCATGTAATTAAGTATCTCGATGAGTTTTTTGATTTTTTGCTCATCCTTTACTTCTAAGTTGTTAACAATAAGATCAAACACCAAGTTCTCTCCGCTGTAACCAAATTTAGTTATGATCCTTTTCAGCGTCCTAGAGAATATCAGCAGGTTGTTACTATACTTGTCCTTTGCCTTGCCACCTGAAAACCCAGAATCCATTGACGGGGTCTTCAGGTACACGTTCGCTCTGACAGCTTGGGAAAGTATCCATTCCGCTGTGTAGTGTTGATCCATAGTAATAGTTTTCTTTAAGAGTAGCTTATCGATAAATAGCTGATCGGTTACCCTGACCCTTAAAAAAGAACCCTCCGAAGGCTCAAGGGCAGTCCTGTGCCTTTGATGCAGTGAAGGCGTTCCCATGTCATTTATTTGAGCATCAGAACTCCCAGTCATCATCACTCTCCTGCCAGTCTGGTTTGTGATTGATTGCTTCTGGTACAAATTCTTCATACTCGACATCAGAGTAGCGGCCAGTTGGGATGTCGTAATCAAGGTTTACAACGCCAGTGCCACCTACCCACTTGAACCGACACTTCCAGCAATGTATCTCTACATTCTTATCCTTATCGAGATGCACTGTTAGACCTATATCTGCCTTAGCGAAGAAAGCGGCAGAGCCTGAGATGTTCATCCCTTTAGGTACTGGGGTAAGTCCATGCTGATCGGTCATCATTTTGGCTGGATGAGCGATAAACCAGATATGCACATCGTGCGCTCTGGCAAACACAACCAGCCTAGTGAGCATATCGTTGATGCCCTTGTGTTCGTTGTCCTGACCTGATGACTGCGCTATATAGTTATATGGGTCAATAACAAGACCTCTGACACCCAGACGCATAACAGCCTGTTTAGCCCTGTCGAGTATACTGTCTATCGTTGCAGACTCACCCCCTCGTTGTTCGAGGAATAAGAAGTGTTCGTTAATCCACTTCATGGCATCGTTCTTTTCTTCCTCGGCCATCTTTGGCGTGTTGCCATCAAAGAAGGGCTTACCAATATACTTTTCAGACAGCTTGGCAATATGGAGAGGAGGAGGATTCTCGAAAGACGCAATGGCAAACTTCCATTCATCACGCTTGGCTAGGTTGACCATAATTTGATCAATAAATTCTGATTTGCCAGAACCGGGGATTCCTGTCACTACTGTTAACTGCCCAGTAACAACAGTGAACAACTGGTCAACGCTCGCAATACCTGTTGAAGCACCACCAACAATGCCGTCTGTGTAGAGGTGATCAATGTCTTTGGTGTAGTCATCTGCACTATATATGCCCTCAAGCGGCACAGGCACAGCGTCCCGTACAAGATTCTGTACAGCTTCCTCCCCATGAGCTTTAAGGACATCATTGATGTCGTTACACCCTTCTGGGTAGCTCAGAGTCCAGCACTTGGCGCGTCCAATCCTCCTAGCAAGCTCCTCAGCCAATGCGAAGCCAGCTTCATCATCGTCACACGCTAGTATTATCTTCTCTACCTTCTCAATCTGCTCACGCGCATCCCAGACGTAGGAGAACTTGCCGTCTTCTTCTGGATCAACCTTCTTTCCAGAAACCTTTTGTGGTGCGCCATTCGGTACAGATACGCTATCAAACACCCCACTACTTGCCAAGGCAAGCCTATCTGTCTCACCCTCGCAGATAACCAACTGCTTTGCATCCTCAGATAGAGCCTCAATGCCCCATAGCGTTCGTGCCGCGCCATCCTGAGTGAAGTGTTTGCCTTCCATTGATCGCCACTTAACAGCCTCTTTATCGCCATACACGAAGCCGATAGCTGGCAATTCACCCGCGCCATGAAAGTATTTTCGGCCAGAGACAATCTGAAAGTCTGCAACGGATTCTGGGTTGATTGATCTTGATTCTAAGTAGTTAGAGATTAGGCTTTGATCGCTTGCCACTGGTACGCTGATTGCTCTTACCTTTTGGGGGACTGGCTCAGGCTTTTGATATAAATCTGGCCTCTTCCATCTTCCTGATATGTGACAGTGATGGCAGTAATAGAGGCAGTCGTTGCCCTCGATAGTTACACTTAATGTTTTCTGGTTTTTCTTTTTTCTTGTATCACCGCACTCTGGGCAGTTTATTCGGCAATCATCAAAAACATTGCCAAAGATGTGAGCGTAGTCATTATTTTCCATTCTATTGTCCTTTAGTTGAGTGTATTGGCGCGGTTATTAAAATCCTCAATGAGGTCATTAACCAATCGCTTTCTTCTTACCCCCGATTCTTTTAGGCATTCCACCACCCTTTCCCTTAAAAACTCTGAATCGACATCAATGGCATCGCATATGGGCGCATGGTGACGTTCAGCAAAGTATGCGGCACTCTCAAAGCTGATCGTTGGGTTTGAGTCCGATAAATCCCTCAAGGCTTGCTTGATCAATCGTTGGGCTAACATGAATGATGCTTCTTGGGTTTTCTCTGTCGAGTCCCCAGAAGATAAACTTTTGTTTGACTTGTCTGTCGTTTGCATAAATTTTGTCCTGCATACAGTCTAAAATAACGCTTTCGTCAAGGTCTGGTCGCCTAGTGGCGTAGTAGATGGTCATGGTGACAGCAACATCGCCCTCCATAAGAGTTTCTAGCTGGGGGCATTGTCCATCGAAAAGCTTAACATAATCTCTGGCTTTTTGAGACTTAATAAATGCAGGTCTTCCTCTGATGGTAACCAGCTTTCGTGAATTGGACTTGCTGGCAGGCTCTCCGAACACCGTAAAATTAATTGTTGTCATTCTATTCTCCTGTGTGTACCATGCACTGTACACGAATATTAATCTGTGTAAAGAGAAAATGATATGAGCAAGATAAATACATACTTAGTAGACCTTGAGCAAAAGGGAGAATTACGATATGACGAAGTCAGTAGAAGATACGTTAAAACTGGACAGCAACATACCACCTCCGAGCGACAGACGGGGGCAAGGCGAGAAGCTACCGAAGGGAATGAAAGAAACAATGGAGAGAATGGAAGTGGGTCAAAGTTTTCGCATTGACTCAGAGGAGGATACCGCCAAGAGAACCATTGCGGCTATTCGCTCTGCTATCCAGCGATTTATGAGCAGTGCCAACTCGCCCATCAATGATGAGTGGGTTTTTTCGGTACGCATCCAAAAGAACTCTAGCAATGTAGTTGACGCTATCCGCATATGGCGGCTGGAAGATAAAAAGCTATGATTATTACCAACAATCACGGAATGCCTGATGTTGTCGTAACCGCACTGACGCAGGATGATTACACTAAAGGTAAGAGCAATAGGTCTATGACTCAGCTTATCGATAGCCCTCGCGTTGGCGTTCTGTATAAGGAGCATGAGTCTGCGGTGCAGAAAGATGTCACCGACTTCTTGTGGTCTCGATTTGGGACTGCTATGCACAATGTGTTTGAACATGCGGTTGAAAGTACCGACAGCCTGATCACTGAGGAGCGTTTATACACAGAGGCTCTGGGGTGGACGATATCAGGTGCAATTGACCTCCAAGAGCTTACACCAAATGGGCGCATCATTAGCGACTATAAGGTGACCAGTGCTTGGTCTGTGATCTTTGGCAAGAAAGAGTGGCACAACCAGCTTAATGCATATGCGTGGCTGGTCAGAAAAGCAACGGGCGATACTGTTAAGCAGTTAAGGATTATATGCATCATCCGAGACTGGCAACGCAGACGCGCCTATGAAGATGCATCCTATCCTCAGTCCCCTATCGAGATAATTCCTATTGATCTTTGGTCAGAGCGAGATCAAGACGAGTACATGGAAGGGAGAATCAGGCTTCACCAGAACGCTGAGTACGACAGGCTAACTGGCTCTGCGCTACCGCCTTGCTCTGATGCCGAAAGGTGGAAGAAGGAGGACTCCTTTGCGGTCATGAAGAAGGGGCGCAAGAGGGCTGTAAGGGTTCACACAAGCGAACAGGATGCTGAGTTGTTTCTTTACAACCTAGAAGATGCCGACAAGCATTTCATTGAGGTCAGGAAGGGCGAGGCAACACGTTGCGTCCAAGACTGGTGCAATGTGGCGCGTTGGTGTGATCAGTACCAAGGGGAAAGCAATGATCGGAAGTGATAAAAACTTTTATATTAAGATGGTTGGGATTTGGGGTATCACAGCAATGCCTAAACTATCTGCTAAGTTTTTTGGTGATGCGGTGAAGTTCACTTGCGCCAAGGGACACATCATTACGATGGACACGAAGCTGTTTGACAGCCTTGCTCCCATCGAAATCGTTGGCTTGATCGATCAGAAGTTTGAGAAAAACTTTGGGGTCAGTGCCAGCACTTATCGGAAAGACTTAGCTGGGTTCAAGCAAGACCCTTTTAGTTCTCAAAACAAAATCATTATTAAGGAGTAAGTTATGCCGAAGAAAGAAGAAGCACCATCCAAGCTGACGTTTAAGGAGATATGGAGTATCGCAAGCAAGATACCCTGTGGCGATTATGTCAAGAAGAAGAATGGTCTCGATTACTTATCGTGGTCAGATTCGTGGGCTTTGACAATGTCTCAGTTCCCTCAAGCAACCTTTGCATTCGCTGATAACGATGTACATCCAGATGGCTCCCAGAGCGTTGTATGCTCTGTCGAAATTGATGGCAATGTGCGGAGCATGTGGCTACCGATCACGAATTACAGCAACAAAGTGATCATGAACCCGAATGGCCGCGACATCAACGACACCAAGATGCGTTGCCTTGTCAAAACACTTAGCCTTTTTGGCGTTGGGTTCCACATTTATCAGGGCAAGATACAGCCAGAAGATACGTTCAATGACGATCTTGATGAGCCTGCCCCTGCGCCTGCCCCGCCACCAGCAAAGAAGCAACCGCTAAAAGCACCTGTGCAAGAGGCTCCTACTTCTGAACCTGTTAATAACACTGGTGACGAGAACTTTGACCCCAAAGAATGGGTAACAATGACGCTGGAGGTTGCCGCAAAGTTTGGCGAGTCACCAGATGGCCTGCGAGAGTTGTGGAAGGCCAACAAAAAGAAAATCGATGAGCTAGACACTCATCACCCTGAGCAGTACAAACGCCTGAAAGAGGCATTTACCAAAATGAGAGACGATCTCTCCAAGAAAGAGGAAGCATAAGATGAGTGAACAATACCCAAAGTCTGAAGGCGGGATGTGGAAAAACAATGCCAAGGCCAGTGAGAAACACCCTGACTGGCGCGGTCACATTGAGATTAGCAGTTCTCAACTGCGTATGTTGTTGGCAATGGCTAAAGAAAATCAGGCCAACCCTGACCCTGAGTTCAAGCTAAAGTTGCAGGTTGCGGCATGGCAACGTGTGGCAAAGCAGACAGGTAACGAGTATTTCTATCTGGGCGGTGAAGTGTACAACCCCCCTAAGGATAAGCCTCAGCAGGGGCAGTATGCACAGCAAGCCCCAGCGCAAGCCCCAGTTCCTGATAATCAAATGCAGGATGCCCACAGTCAATTATCTGACGATGACATCCCGTTCTAGCGATGAGGCTTGATACCCGCAACAATGAGCAAGTGTCGGATATTCTTCTGGCACTTTGCTCTGCCTTCCCTGAGCGATCTCAAGACGTTATGACGTTATGCCTGAAGGCAAAGAGAGGTGTCGTTCTGGAGTTGAAGTGCGCGACCAAGTCACACTCCTCGTCCCAGCAAAGGTACTACCGAAAATGGGTAGGAGAGTTCGCCAAGTTTGTTGGCATGACTCATGACGAGATGCATGAGGAAATGCTGTGCAGGGCTTTCGGGAGTGAACACATAGCGACAACGATGGGGGAAGTACGAAGACCATTAAAGCGAAGCAGTGAGTGCGGATCGGCAGAATATTCTGTTCTCATTGACATGTTAATAATTACTGCTGGCGACCTTGGGTTCCGAGTTCCACCAGCACAGGAGAATTAAATGATTAAATTAGCAAAGAAAAAAAGCACCGCTGAAGAAATTAGAGACTACTTTAAAAGCTATCCAGACTCAAAGGCGAAGCATGTTGCCAAAGCGACTGGCTCTAGCGAGGGATATGTCTACACAGTTTTAGGCGAGTTGATCAAGCGAAGGGTTTACAAAAAGCGCAAAAAGGTACGTCTTGCGCCCAAAAAGGTACGTCTTGCGCCCAAAAAGGTACGTCTTGCGCCCAGCAAAAGTGATGGTTCAACAGCCGCCTACTATGAGCTTCCCAAGGGTGCGACTGAACTTCAGCACCTTATATCTAAAAAGGACATGAACGCCCAGATCGGGGAAATATTCAGAAGCTGTTACAGGTACGGGGAGTCTTCTCACAGCGACAAACTCCGCGATGCGAAGAAGATAAGGTTCTATATTGACGCTGAAATAGAGAGGTTGTCGAAATGAAGATTGAAAAGAACATCCCCATCCCTAGCCGCAGAGGCAGAAAAGGCAAATATGCTTTTGTATACGAGATGGAGTACGGAGATAGCATTCTTGTCACTGACGATAAGGAGAAGCAGAAGATATCTGCACACATTCGATACAGCGACAAAAACTGCCGTGTGGTGGTGAGGACGCTGGAGGATGGCTCCATCAGGGTTTGGAAGGTCAAGAAAGATGACTAGGTTGGAGCAAATGCAAAAATCAGTCAAGGAGTACCATCAGAAGCATCCTGAAGTCTGGGATGCTTTTGAGCGGTTCACCTTTGACCGAATCGAGCGCGGCTTCAAGCACTACTCAGTGAAGGCTATCTTTGAGAGGATACGCTGGGACATGGCTGATGTTGGCGGGGATGGAGTTACCGACTTCAAGATTGGCAACAATCACCCTGCATTTTATGCCAGACGTTTCATGAAAATGTACCCTCAGCATGAAGGTTTTTTCCGTACAAGGACTCAAATAAGCGCATTCAGTCCTGCGAGACGGGATGGCGAGGCGTTTCCTTCTGATGTACAGTAATCGAGGCGGTATTTAAGGTAGGGTGAGCGGTGGCATCCTGACCTATTCCTAGCCTTGTACAGGCGCAAATGCTAAGAGGTAATGTAGTGGTGACCGCCAAGGTCAAAAAGGTAACCTTATACATACGCCCAATTATTTCGTCCACCGCACGTTAGTTGTTGATAAGTTAATAGCTAAAACCTACCGGGAATGGTCACATTATTCTTAACTTGTTACATATATAAGACGCGCCATAAAACATTATCTACTAGGAAAAATATTATGACGGGACAAACGCATGGTGGAAAAGGCAGTAAGAGAAGGCCAACAGCCAAAAGTTTTCACGACAACTGGGATGCCATATTTGGCGACAAAGCTGAAGAGGTGTCCGAGTTTGATTGGGAGTGTCTGAAGTGCAATAAGGGGCTGTCTGAGGATGACCTCTATATTGTTGAGGACGTTAATCATGAGCCTTTTGGCGATACGACAGTCGAGAGGATAGAGCATATAGCTCACTGTTCAGCTTGCGGTGAAGAGGCTATGGATGTTAGTTAAGCTCTCAAGACAGGACATACACTCATCTGAGGTGATGGGTGCTGACACTGTGAAGCTGTGCGAGATGCAGGGATTCTCTCCGCGCCTAGAGAACGACAGGCAAAGTCGAGTAGAGGCCAACATATATGGCTTTAAGGCTGAGTTCGCGGTTGCCAGATTGCTAGGTGCAGACCTGCCTACAGTTAATGTGGTGAGCGATGGCGGGGTTGACGCTTGGGTGGATGACATATCGATAGATGTGAAGTTCAACAATGCTGAGTTCGGTAAACTTATATTCGACAACATGGATAAGTTTAAGGCTCAGGTTGCTGTGCTTGTGGGCAAGACCGCTGACCCCGCAGTGATGCGAGTCAATGGCTGGGTGGGCAGGAAAACCTTCATGGAGAAATCAGTGAGCCATAATTTTGGATATGGCGATAGACTGGTAATGAATGACTCAGAGCTTTATCCAATAGAGACGCTATGGCGAAAGCTGGCGGAGAAAAGATTCAGCTAATCTTATTCTTAACAGGTCACAAATAAGAATACAGCAGGTAAAAAAAAGCCCCTCTCCGTAGAGAAGGGCAAAATACTACACTCATCGTGGGGAAATACCCCGCTATTAAATCATAAACAGGCGACTTTGCAAATCTGCACATTGACGCTGTCATCCCACATCATCTTGGATAATGCCTCATCAACCTGAGTAAGGTTCTCAAAGTCTTGCGAGAAGTGAACAACATCCACAGTGCCGTCATCGTTGCTGACTCGCTCAGTGGTCTTCAGCTTGTAGTAGCTTTCGGCCTCAGAGAAGCTGGGGTCTTCGGCAATGTCGAACCTGATGTCCGTATCTCCCTCACAAGTTAAGCAATAAGCCCTGTTGTATGGACTAGCAGTGTCCTCCTTACCTTTGAATCTCATCAGGTAGTTTTCTGTCGGCATGATTGGCCTGACCTTCCATGTGTTGCTTTCGCTGTCCCAATAAGGCTGACGATCTATGCCTACATCATTGCTCCCGCAGTAGGCGCACGTTGCCTTGATCGGCCTGTTCTTCAGGCTTACGTTGTTCATGACAAGCCCTCGGCTGGATATCCATTGATAATGATTGATTTCAGCGCGTCTTCAGCTTGAGCTAATTGCCCAGCAACGAATGGGTGACCTAAGTCCTTAGCGATAAACGTCAACACGCCTATTGAGTACAACAACTCATCATCAGTTGCGCCCTCAACACGAATATCCTTGATGTCGTTTCGGCCATCGCAGTCATTGTCTTTTACAGTCATCAGTATCATTTTCTTCTCCTACTATCATAGTTTTTACCCCTGCTGGATTCGATTCCAAGCAGAGGAAAGTAAGTTTATCTGAGCATCGCTCAGGTTGTTTTTCTGGGACTCGATAGCGTCATCGACAATCTCAAGCGCATCAGCCCAACCCATCCTGACCTTTCGGGGCTGGTCAGGCATGGGTATCTCCATCTGCAAATGTGCGTCACCATTAATCATTCTGCAATCTCCTCTGCCGATCTTGTGCATCCTCTGAGTCCCTCATGATAAGCAAACTCAATGATTTTAATTAATGCGTCAGATAGCCCCACGCCCTCCTCTTTTGTGCGCCTCGCGTCACATTCAGTAATTATTTCGTCTATGTTCATAATAATTAATCCTTAACAAGTTAAAAGTAAAGGGGCGTTCCCGCCCCGTCAAGTTATGCGGCAAGGGGGTCATCACTTGCCACGATGTAATCGATACCAGACTCATCGATCATCTTGCGAGTCCAGAAGTCAGGGTGCTTGACCAGAATCAGTATCGCACCAGATTCTGCACAGACGTTGTAATCCTCCCAGCACATCTCACCATCAGTGAAGATCAAGTGGATATCGCAGTCAACACCATTAGCTTCCATCCACTCGACAGATGCCGCCATATAAGTACCGCCACCCATAGAGACATCAACGTCCAAGAACTCAGAGCCAGACATAGGCTCATCAACCTGACGCACAGACTCGCCACACTGCACTAGCACCGCGCCAGAGCGAGGGGCAAGGGTGTCGATCAATGACGCGGCCTCATTGAAGAACGCGCTGACAGTTGACTCGTATCGCATACAAGACCAGCTAGTGTCCACAGTGATACCGATGCGATTGAACGTGCCGATCTTGGAAGGGCTGATAACACCAGTGTTCACCAGTCGTCTGCGATTGATGCGCTTCCAGCTAGACTCTTCGCCAGCCGACATCGCAGTAGCGCGGTCAGCCAGAGCAGATCGCCAGTCAACACTGGATGCGTTGATAGCCCTGACTCTGCCACCGCTCTGAGCAATACTCTCGGAAGTATTGACCTGCTTGTGGCCCTCATTGTCTTCGGCACGAACCAGATCATCCAGAGCCTGATCGATCACACGCTCGACAGATTCGACATCAGCTTTGATCTGATCGACAATGTCTTCATCACTATCGCCATCATACTGAGGAACAAGGTGAGTATCATGACCTTCGGAAGTCGCGCCATCGAGCGGATCGCTATCGTCAACAGGTTGATCAGAAGAGTCATCATCACCGCCAGCACCGCCAGCATCATCGTTGCCCTGCTGATCATCGCCATCATCACTGGGCTGATCGGCATCATCCGTAGGCTGGTCATCAGACTGACCATCTGAGCCACCCTGATCGCCATCGTCATCACCATTGTCAGGCTCAGGCTGTTCGGGCTGTTCAGGTTGATTCCAATCACGCGCCAGATAGATGTCATCAACAAACATATTGCGGTCAACATCATTGCGTAGGATGCCAGCAGGTATCATCTCCAGACCCATAGCAATCAGGTCAGCGTTGATCACTGCATCAGCGTCACAGTTGTAGAAGTGCGGATTGAAAGGAATCTTGCTGTTGCCGACAGTCCTGACATAGCCGCGATCCATATAGGCTTTGCCGCGCTGTGGGTGTTGCAGGATTATGTGCGACACCTCATGAGCAAAGAGAAAAGCGCGTTGATTGTCGTTCGGCAACGAGCGAAAGAACTGCTCATTCACATAGACATAGTAGCCGTCAGTGGCGGCTGTTGGGATGCGAGAAGTCCAGATCAGCTTGGTATTCATCAGCAGGGTGTAGTGAACTCGCACCTTTGCCTGCATGATCTGCATCGTGGCGATTACCATGCGAGACCTGACCATGTCAGGATTCTCGCAAGTGAATAGTTGCTTTGCATTGAAATTAGCCATTACAGCACCTCTGCATTTTTGGCGTTGAATTGAGATACCACATCGCTGTTGGTTACCCAGCCGTTGGTGGTCATGATTGCCTGAAGTCTGCGCGACATTGTCACTTTGAGATCAGCGCGTGGCAGTCGCTGAATGTACGCGAATGCGTTGTCAGCGGTGAGCGAGTCAACCGATGATGCCAGAGCATTGTTGGCCGCTAGAAGCTGGTGACCAGTGCCATCGGGGATAAGCGCACCCAGCGGATCAGCCTGAATGTCATTGCCAGTAGGCACTTTGCCGCGCTCATCTGCATACTGCGACAGCATGGCGGTAGCACCTACACCGATGTTGGCCTCGATAAGCTTGGCGATCACACCAGTGATGGGCGCGTCTTGACCATTGATATCGAGAAAGGCCGTCAGGTGATTGCTGGCGTAGGTGGCAGACCTGAAGGAGCAATACTGCTCATAGGTAGCAGGAACGCCATCAGCAAAGAAGCCCTGCTCTTCATACTGCAACGCGCAACCGATGATGAGCGGGTGAACATCGTTCTCCAATGCCCAGTTTGCCCAGCCTTGAACATCAGACTCGACCTCAAATATTGTCACTCGGTCAGTCAGGTGAGCCAGCAAGCGATTAGCTCCTGACTTGTCAGTAGTGCGGTTGCCAGCACCGATGACCACCCAGCCCTGCGGCAAATCCCAGCCGCCAATGCTATGCTCGGATCGATCAAACGAATCGGCCAGAGCCTTCTGAACATCGTTGGTGGCCTGAGCAACCTCATCATAGAACAAGATGCCATGCTCTTTGCCAGTCTTCTCGACCATCTGCACGACAGGTGACTTGGTGTACTGGGTGATCAGGTGACCATCGTCACCCTTGGCTGGCAGTGCAACACCAGCAAGCTCCTGAGCATCACATTGACTGACGCGCAGAGTCACCATGCCGATGTCGTCAGCGATAAGGCCGACAGACTCAGCAAAGGCACTGCGAACAACAGTGCTGATCCATTGGGATTTACCAGTACCAGTACCGCCCAGCAACATAAAGGGCTGAACGAATGGCGTGGCGAAAATGATGGGGAGCATTTGCTCCATCTCTTTGAGAGTAGTTTTAGTGTGTGACATAATATTATTCCTTGATAAGTTAAGAGTTAGTCGATCAGGTCATCCAGCAAACCACCCGCTAGCTGGACATCAGCGTATGAAATTCGTTCAGTACTGACAGGCTTGGTAAGCTCGGCAAGGTTCTTTTTGACGTTTATGGCCGTCTCAAGAGATGCCTCACGCGCTGTGTTGTCAGACTTCCAGTTGTCGGTGGTCTGGTTGACAATGCTCTCGTCAATTGAGTCGCACATGGCGATCAGTCGAGGGTCATTGTCATAGGACAGTGCCATGCCGCGTAGCTTTGTGCTGTGCGTCTTGGCGTGTTCGATCAGGCTGGGAGACAAGCGAGAGCCGCTGGTAAGCTGGGTCACCAGCAAGTCCATATGCTCCAGAGTGTCGGTAATGGCCTGAGCCTTAGCACCTTCCAGCATCTTGGTAAGTTGATCCTGAGACTCCTGATCAATGCGCTCGATCAGCGAGGCAGGTAGTGCCATGCCTGAGACATCATTGACATGGAGGGTCTGGGGAGTGCCGACAGTGGTGACAAACTTACGGGCAACGTCATGGCCTGACATTGTCAGCAGGTCATCAACGCTGATCTCCAACTCGCGCACAACATCGATAACATCGTCACGCATGGCCTCCCAGCGGTCACCCAGAGCCAGTGCCGCATCATCTGCGCTGGCCTCAAGATTCTTGAGATGGTTGTACACTTCTGGCACTTCGGATGTGAACACTGCGCGGTCACCCTTCTTTTGCTGGCCTTCCTGCGCTGTGGATAGCGACAAGGTCTTGTTGTACAGATAGGTGCGTAGCAATGACTGCGCGGCCTTGACCTCGTCAAAAGGCTTCTGGAATGGCGTTAACTCAGCAATTATCTGGGCTAGACGCTGACGCTCAGAGGCGATACGGCTAGACTTCTGAAGCTTGGTGACCGCTGAGATAAGTGATTTGAAGCCACCGAATCCTGAGATGGTGACACCGATAGTCATTAGATTGTTACAGGCACGTTCGTTGATCGATGCCTGATTCTGGCCTATAAGATTCATAATAACTCCTTCAGAGTAACTGGTTTGAGAGCGATCTCGACACCCAGTGCCTGTATCAATTTGACAGTGGCGGGGGTCAAGGTGGTAGTGCCAGCGATAGCCGCAAACATAGCGGCCTTCGGGCAGACGGGGTAAATCTTGTCAGCCCCATAGACTGATTTTTGTTCGACAAATATTTGCATAATCATATTCCTGAGTGGTTAGAAGTAATGCCCATTTACATATTGACAACAGGCATAGTGAAAAGTTCATTGGGTCTCCAGACGCGATCACCTAATCGCGTTTCGGCCACACCCCTGCGGCCATCATCAGTAGAGTTATGCACCCTGTATTGCGAGTGCCAGCATCAGACCCATCAGATAGGCCATCACCCCGCCATAGGCCAGACCTATGATTGTCAGTGTTAGCTTCGCTCTCGCTGAGGATCGTTCGTAATGCTTTTGGGCAAGGTACTCCAAAGCCCGTTCGTTGCGTTCTGCTATACTCATGATTCGTCCTCCACGTTAATTTCTAAGCCTTCAAGAAAATCGATAACGTCATCGATGCAATCGCTGATGGTTATTTCAGTCCCATCATTATCTTTTGGTAGTTGCATGGTTTCCTTGCTCAAGGCTCTTTTGATGTCATACATATCGCATAAGGCGCTGTCTAATTTGTTAATGTTCATGATTATTGTCCACTTTTAGTTAGTTAGTGATTAATGAATTGGCTACCAGACGCGCAACCTCAGCGCGTTTCGGCCACGCCTGTGGCCTCATCAGTGGCTAGATTTGAAAAGTGAATAGTACTGGGTGGCCGCTATAGGAGTCTGAACTGCCTATCTCTATCTCGTACTCGCCATCGTCAATGCAGGTGACCTCGCCATACTCGCCACCAATTAAGCTGAAGTATATTTTGTGATACGCCTCGTCATCTGACGTTGTGGGGCGTTCGATCTTGGCAGTCCAAGCATCAACTGAATATCTGTGCTGATTTACAAACTGTTTGGCGATCTCGATCTGAGCTGGACGCTGGCGATCAATCACAATGACCTTTGGCTTGGCCTTCTCCCAAGCGTCACGCTTGTCAGCAGTTTCGTGGTAAGCGTAATACTCCAGCAGTTTGCCTAGTACTGTGCGCCTGACATTCTTATTGTTCACATCATGAATGGTGAACCAGTGGCCGTCACGCTGATAGATCGCCTCCAGAGGCGCGTTGTCAGCCTCTGCTTTGGCCTGTTCGTTTTCGATGAAATAACCGAATGACCCAAGTTCTTGACCCCAGATGCGAATTAATTGGTACTTGCTTGCGAATATGCTCATGTGCTTATGCTCCGATTGAAAGGTAAGTGGCGGTTGCCACGAAAGCCCACATTGCCAACAAGGCTGGCGGGTATTGATTGAAGAATCGTCCAGCGATTCTGTAGGTTTGAAAAGTGATATCGTCATACATGATTAATTGCCTCGTAATTAAATGATCATTACTAAAGCCGCACACTCTGCGGCCTTGGTGATGACCACCCGATACTCAGGGTGACATCGTCAGATTTTGCTGACCTTGGCTAATTGCTCACCGCTCCATCGGCATCTGATACTCAGATGAGAGGCCGCCACTCTGCGGCCTATGCTTGCGTTTGCCGTATAAATAGTAGGAGGTTGCATACTCGCCAGAGCTTTCGTCATCCGTCCTGCTACTGCTTGTCCCCGCTGTCAGGGCATCAGGTGTGTATCGCGTAACGGGCTAGTCATGATGACATCAGAGCCGAGCGCCTCGATCTTCCGAGGTGGCCTCCCTACTCGCATCGGTGGAGCCTTGATGCTTTCGCTGACCAGCGTTTTGAAACAGGCGACTTCCTTGCCGCGTATTACTTAGTCAACGCTGTTCTTGATAAGTTCAAAAATAATTCACTTTATTTGCATTTATTTTTATTTCCCTTATAAATCAATGACTTAGGTCTAAATAGTTTGTTCAAACGTGTTTTCTCCTTATATATCAATGACTTACAGCAACTACTGTATATAAAACCACTGGTTCTGACTGTATGAAAACAATAGGCAGTAAGGGTGTCACAACAACGAGAAGGGGTCTCACGTTGCTCCTAAGCTCTTAAAATTTAGGCAAGGCCACGCTATTGCTTTTGAGAAAGTCCATTAGACACGCTCTACGGAGGTCTGAGGACTATCGAGCATTTACTGTTAACTGTCCATTTACCAGTGTATTTGGGGCAGATATGCTGGGGGAAAATCGGATTGGAGTTGGCGAACATGGCAGGTAGGAAATTGACGGCAAAGCAGGAGGCATTCTCGCAGTGCGTGGCATCAGGTGCTGGCACTCAGAGCCAGTGCTATCGTGAGGTTTATGATTGTGAGGGGAGCAAGCCAGCAGTGGTTCATAGTGAGTCCAGCAGGCTATTGGCTAACCCTATGGTTGCCGCAAGGGTTCAGGTGATAAAGGGGCGTATTGAGGTGCAGAGGCAAGCTCAGAGCCTCTCTGACAGGGACAGGGTGCTGGAGCGACTTCGGCAGATGATCGACACAGCAGAGCCAACAGATAGCAACAGGCTGAGAGCTATCGAGTTGCTAGGCAGATCGGCAGGCGTGTTCGTGGATCGCGTAGAGACAGCAGATACCAGCGTCAGGGATTCCGATGCGGTCAGTGCTGAGATCGAGCGCAGGCTGGGTGACTTGCTGTCAGGTAGTCAGGAGCAGGAGCAGGATTCGGGCGAGGTCAGCCCCGATGGAAATCTGCACTAATGGCAGTGCCTATGCCAAAACCGGCCAAAAATGATAGTACCCACCCCCCCTGTGGCCGTGACGTACCTGTATTTACTATATATAGAGAAACACTCAAACAATTCTGAAAAATTGAAGCACTACTATTTTTTTCGCTTTTTGCGCCCACTAATCCCGAAAATTTGCTAATCTTTTTTTCGGGTTTTTTTCGCCCAAAAATTTTTTGCAAAAAATTGACGTTTAGGGTTGCCTTTTTTTGTCAAGAGCGTAGTATCTGTAAAATCTAGAGATTCCTATGTATACAGGAATATTCCTGTTCGGGGCATATGCCCCTGCATATGTTTCGGTTATCTGAGCATGTCACCTTTAGTTTTATTTTTTACTAGTACGGAGACATGTTACGAGCGGTAATATTCCTACAGGCATATTCCTAGGTGTTATTCGGACTAGGTAGATTCCTGTTGCACCCCCTGCGCCTGAAGTAAAAGTGCGCCAAAAACAGGTTATTAACATGAATTGCTGGCATTGCAAGTCTGAATTGATTTGGGGCGGCGATCACGACTTGGAAGATGAGTCTGACGCATTCTCTATGGTAACCAATCTTTCCTGCTCTAGTTGCGGGTGTTATGTAGAGGTTTATATACCTAAAGAAGACGGGGAAGAATAAGCTTGTCTCTTATCGATAAGATAGACCCCGATCTTTTAAAACAGATACCGAATTTACCCGTTGAGGATCAGAAGGAGATTCTGTCCTTAATGGAAGAGCTTGAAGAGTCCGAGGCCAAAGATAAAGCCAGAGACACCTTCATGGGTTTCACTAACAGAGTTTGGCCTGCCTTCATCGAAGGTCGGCATCACAAGATTATGGCTAGAGCGTTTGAACGTGTAGCCAATGGTGAGTTGAAGCGGTTAATCATTAACATGCCTCCTCGTCATACAAAATCAGAATTTGCTTCTTACTTACTGCCCTCATGGTTTTTGGGTCGGTTCCCTGAGAAGAAAGTTATCCAAACAGCACACACTGCTGAGTTGTCGGTAGGCTTTGGCCGTAAGGTTCGTAACCTTGTCGATAGCGATGATTACAAGTCCATATTTCCTCAATCTACATTACGCTCTGATTCTAAGGCCGCAGGTCGGTGGAGTACAGGTAGTGGGGGCGAGTATTTTGCGATTGGTGTTGGCGGTGCAGTTACAGGTAAAGGTGCTGACCTTTTAATCATTGATGACCCCCATTCCGAGCAAGAAGGCCAGAGCGGTGATCCCTCAGTCTTTGATAAGACTTATGAGTGGTACA